CATGCCTGACTACCCGCTTTTCGAGGTGCGCGCATGACCACTGAAGCCGATCGCGCCCAGGAACTGGAGCTGGCCGAATACGAGCGCAACCAGGCGAAAGCCATCTTGCCGGAGCCGACCGCGCCGTCGAAAAAAGTGTGTGTGGATTGCGACGCCAAAATACCGAAAGCCCGCCGCGAGGCAGTGCAGGGATGCACCCGATGCGTGGACTGCCAGACAACAATGGAGAGAGACGCAAAATGATGCTGCAGATTGAATTCACTTGGCTGGTCGGGCTGCTGCTCGCTTTCTTCGGCGCCGTGTGGGCCTTCGGCAAGGTGCTGCTGAAGCAGATCGAGAAGCGGCTGGACGAGCGCTTTGCCACGCAGGAAACCGCCCGCACCGAAGCCCAGGCGCATTGGGAAAACCGCTTTCTCCAGCTCGAACACTTGGCGCGTGCCACCGACCGCGAAATGCTGTTGATGCGCGGCGATCTGCCCAACCAGTACACGCGGCGCGAGGACACGATCCGCAACCAGTCGGTGCTGGAGGCGCGCATGGATGCGCTCATGAACGAGGTCAAGATGATACGGATCGAAGGGGGAAAATAATGGTGGACGTGGCCAAGGTGCGGCGCGAGATGATGCGCTGGAATATCATTTTAACGCTCAACAACGCCCGCCCGATCGGCGCGGCCGAAGAGCTGATCCTTTCGGTGGTGCAGGCGATCAGCCCGGACGCCACGCCGGTGGAGGTGCGCCGCGAGCTGGATTACCTGGAAGAGCGCGAGCTGGTGAAAATCATCCGTGAGCCGTCCGGCCACTGGAGGGGCGAGCTGACCCGGCATGGCGTTGATCTGGCGGAATACACCGTCGATTGCGATCCGGGTATCGCGCGCCCCGCCAAGTATTGGGGCTGACATGGCCCCGCGCAGCAAGATCACCAAACTGCCCAAGGCGGTGAAGGAATGGCTGGATGGCGCTCTGATAGAGAATAGCTTCGGCGGGTACGAGCTGATTTCTGCGGAGTGCAAAGAACGTGGCTATGACCTCAGCAAGTCCGCCATCCACCGCTACGGCCAGGAGTTCGAGCAGCGCCTGCAGACGCTCAAGCTCGCCAGCGAGCAGGCCAAGGCCATCGTCTCAGCCTCGCCAGATGACGAGGGCGCGGTGTCGGAAGCGCTGATGCGCCTGGTGCAGGAAAAGCTGTTTCAGGTGATGCTGGAATTCAAGGTTGATCCCGACAAGCCCATGAACATCGCCAGCGCCGCCAAGGCCGTGGCCGAACTGACCCGCGCCACCGTGAGCCAGAAGAAGTGGCAGGGCGAAGTGCGCGAGAAAGCCAATGCCGCCGCCGATGCCGTGGAAGCGATCGCCAAGAAGGGCGGTCTGTCTGCCGAGGCGCTGGACATTATCCGCAAGGGCATCCTCGGAATCGCGGCTTAGCATGGATACACCCGCAGTCCTCCTTCCCTACCAGCAGCGCTGGGTCGCCGAGACCGCCGACGTTGCCGTGTGGGAGAAATCCCGCCGGATCGGCGCTTCCTGGTGCGATGCCTGCGATGCGGTCCTCACCGCCGCGCCGGCGGAAAACGCGATGGATGCGCTGTACATCGGCTACTCCGAAGACATGACGCGGGAGTACATCGACGACTGCGCGATGTGGGCCAAGGCGTTCAATTACGCCGCCGGCGCGATGAGCGAAACGCTGTTCGACGATACCGACGAAAACGGCGACACCCAGCACATCAAGGCATTCCGCATCGACTTCGCCAGCGGCAAAAAGATACTCGCCCTATCCAGCCGGCCGCGCTCGATCCGGGGCAAGCAGGGCAAGGTCACCATCGACGAGGCGGCCTTCCATGACGACCTGGAGGGCTTGCTCAAGGCGGCGCTGGCGATGCTGATCTGGGGCGGCAAGGTGCGCCTGTTGTCGTCGCACAACGGCGATGCCAACCCGTTCAATGAGCTGGTCAACGACATCCGCGCCGGCAAGGTGCCCTATGCGCTGCACCGCACTTCTTTTCAGGACGCACTCAACGATGGCTTGTACGAGCGCGTCAAGCTGATCCAGGGCGATCGCCTCAAGGAAAAAACCCAGGCCGAATGGTCCGCGAAGATTTACAAGCAGTATGGCGACAATTCCGCCGAAGAGCTGGACGTGATCCCCAGCGCCGGCACCGGCACATGGCTGCCGCGCGCGCTGATCGAATCGTGCATGCAAAAAACGCCGCCGATCCCGATGATCCGGCTGGCGCATCCGGACAGCTTCACGCTCCTGGCCGCGCACATTCGCGAGGCGGATACCCGCGACTGGTGCGAGGAAGTGTTGCGCCCCTTGCTGGATAAGCTCGACAAGAATCTGGATCACTACTTCGGCGAAGACTTTGCCCGCAGCGGCGACTTGACCTGCATCTGGCCGGTCGCCGAGACCAGGACGCTGCAGCTGGTGACCCCCTTCGTGCTGGAGCTGCGCAATGTGCCGTTCGAGCAGCAGAAGCAGATCCTGTTTTACGTGGTGGACCGGCTCCCCCGTTTCCGCGCCGGCGCGCTGGATGCTCGCGGCAACGGCCAGTACTTGGCCGAGGTGGCCATGCAGAAGTACGGCATCACCCGTATCGCCCAGGTGATGCTGACGGTCGAGTGGTACCGGGAAAACATGCCGCCGCTCAAGGCCGGCCTGGAAGACCGCACGCTGGTGCTGCCGAGCGATGCCGACGTGCTCGCGGATCTGCGCTTCGTGCGCATGGAAAAGGGCGTGGCCAAGATACCGGACAACGCGCATACGCGTGGCAGCGACGGGCGCGATCGGCATGGCGACACCGCCGTCGCCCTGGCAATGGCGAAATACGCCGTGGACAAAATGGAACCGGCCGAGATTGCTTACCAAGGGGCCGAAAGCAAGGCCGGACGTTGGGACGGATCGGATCGCGACGACGATACGCGCTCGCGATCGGGCGGCGCCTGGTAAAAGGAAAACCAAATGAAAATCGTTGACCATAACGGTAACCCCATCGAACGCGCTCAGCTCAAGGAGATCCAGACCGACCAGGTCGCGAAGCTCTCCGGGCTGCATAATCTGTTTGCCGGCCACCCCAGCCGGGGGCTGACTCCGGCCCGGCTGGCGCGCATCATGGAGAATGCCGAGCAGGGCGACATGATCGCGCAGCATGAACTGTTTGCGGACATGGAAGAAAAGGACGGGCATATCTTCGCGGAGATGAGCAAGCGCAAGCGCGCCTTGCTGACGCTGGACTGGACTATCGCCCCGCCGCGCAATGCAACGGCCGCCGAAAAGGTCCAGGCGGAGTATGTCGAAGAGAAGTTGCGCGATCTCGATAATTTCGAAGACCTGGTGCTCGACATGCTCGATGCGATCGGTCACGGTTATGCCTGCCTGGAGATCGAGTGGGAACTGCTGGGCAAGGAGCAGCTGCCCAAGTCGTTCACCCACCGGCCGCACAGTTGGTTCCAGCTCGATCGCGCCACGCGCTCGCAGATCCGGCTGCGCGACAACTCTCTGGACGGCGCCGAGCTGTGGCCGTTCGGCTGGGTGGTGCATGTGCATCGCGCCAAGTCTGGCTATCTCGCCCGCTCCGGCCTGCACCGCGTGCTGGCCTGGCCGTTCCTGTTCAAGAATTACAGCGTGCGGGATCTGGCCGAGTTCCTGGAAATCTACGGCTTGCCGCTGCGACTGGGTACTTATCCGAGCGGCGCCAGCGACGACGAGAAGGCCACACTGCTGCGCGCCGTGGCCAGCATCGGGCATGATGCCGCCGGTATTGTGCCGCAAGGCATGATGATCGAATTCAAGGAGGCGGCCAAAGGCGCGGCCGATCCTTTCCAGTACATGATGGAATGGTGCGAGCGGACCCAGAGCAAGGCTATTTTGGGCGGCACGCTCACCAGCCAGGCCGACGGTAAGAGCAGCACCAACGCGCTCGGCAATGTGCATAACGAAGTGCGGCACGATCTGCTCGAGGCGGATGCCAAGCAGGTGGCCAGCACCCTGACGCGCGACCTGGTGTACCCGATCCTCACGCTCAACAAGGGCGGCATTACGGACCGGCGGCGCCTGCCGCGCTTCAGCTTCGACACCGTCGAGGCCGAAGACATCAAGACGCTGTCCGAATCCTTGCCCGACCTGGTCGACGCCGGCGCGCAGATCCCGATCTACTGGGTGAACGAAAAGCTGCGCATCCCGGTGCCGAAGGAGAATGACCGGATTCTGGCGCGCGTTCAGGCGGCGCCGACGCCGCAGCCTGTGGCGGCCACATCGGTGGCGGCGCTGACCGCCATTGCCGATGGCGACGAATTCGACGTGCTGGGCGATGAGCTGGCCGGCGACTGGGAGCGCGACACAGATCCGCTTATCGCGCCGATCGTCGCGCTGGCTGCCGAGGTGGAAAGCTTCGAGGCGTTCCAGGCGAGGTTGCCGGAAGTGATGCAGGGCATGGATGCGAGCAAGCTGGTCGAGGCCCTTGCCCAGGGACAATTCGCCGCGCGGATATGGGGCAAGGTGAATGCCAACGATTAAGCTTGAATCCCTGCCGCCGGAAGAGGCGATCGCTTTCTTCCGGCAGAAGGGCTATCAGATCGGTTTCGACTGGCGGGACGTGTGGCAGCAGGAACACCAGGCTGCCTTCACTGTGGCGAAGGCGATGCAGCTCGACATCCTGCGCGACATCCGCGCCGGGGTCGATGCGGCGCTGGCCGACGGCACCACCTTCGCCGACTTCCGCAAGAACCTGAAACCGCTCCTGGTGCAAAAGGGTTGGTGGGGCCGGGCCGACATGAAGGATCCGCTCACCGGCGAAGTGAAGGATGTGCAGCTGGGCAGCACGCGCCGGCTCAAGACGATCTACGACATCAATCTGCGCACTGCCCACAGCGAAGGCCAGTGGGAACGCATCCAGGCCAGCAAGCAGGCATTTCCTTATCTCCAGTACGACGGCAACAACAGCGAGCACCCGCGCCTGCAGCATGCGGCGTGGGATGGCTTGGTGCTGCCGGTGGACGATCCGTTCTGGCCGGCGCATATGCCGACCAAGGCATGGGGCTGCAAATGCCGTGCGATCCAGATGACCGGCGGCATGCTGGAGCGCCGGGGATTGAGCGTGAGCCCATCGCCCCAGGTGCCGACCGTGAGCTACACCAACAAGCGCACGGGCGAAACCCAGCAGATTCCGAAAGGGGTGGATCCGGCATTTCATTACCCGCCCGGCGGGCGGCTGGCCAACCTGCCCAGGTATATCACCGAGAAGCTCGATGCCACCGAGACGGCGATCGCCGCCGGCGCCGTCAAGGATCTGATGGCCAGCGCCGCGTTCAAGCATTTCTATACGGCGCCGGCGGGCTTCTTCCCCGTTGCAGTGCTGACGGACGCGGACGCCGGCAGTATCGGCGCTGCGGCGCACACGGTGCGGCTATCCGAAGCCACGATGGCGAAGCAGATTCGCGAACATCCGGAGATCGCGGCGGGCGAATACGGCTTTGTCCAGGATGCGGTCGAGCGCGGGCAGAAGGTGATCGATGCGGATGGCGCCCTGGTGTACGTGCTCGAGGATGCCGGCTATGTGACCGTGATTAAGGCGACCCAGACCGGCAAGGCGGTGTTCATGACCAGCTTCAGGAGGCTGAGCAGCAATGCCGCGAAGCGCGACAGGGAATTGAAGCGGCTGCTCAAC